ATATGGAATAAATCAGACCAGCGTTTTTATCAATTAAGGTGTGTTGGCTGTTCTCACTATTTCTTTCTATATTCTATGGGAAGTGATTCATGGAAGCAGGTTTGGGTTTCTGGTCATGACGTTAAATGTCCGGAGTGCGGAACTCTGCAGAAGAAGGCTGATGCCATAGAGGGCGGGCGATGGATGCCGACTAAGAGTGGTGCGACTAAATATGTCGGATATCATGTCAGCGTGCTTCTACATCCATGGTTTACCAAAGAGCGTATCCTCGACCTAGATCCATCAGTAAACAGAGAGCGAAGTGAGAAAGCATGGAAAAATGAAACCCTGGGCGAATTCTATAGCGGCGGCGGACAAACTATATCTTTGGATGATATCAGGCTCAACTGCAGCGATACTACTCGCGGTTTAGCTAAGAGTATATTGGATCGTGGTGATAAGACTATGGTCATGGGTATAGACTGGGGCGGTAAAGATATGCCCAGTGATAGTGAGGGTGAACCCGTCGAATCCAAGGCTGATGTTGGGCAATCCTATACGGCGGTTGTCATTATGAGCGTTGATAAGAATGGTGTATTTACTGTTGAGAATGCCTATAGATTAAAACGTAATGATTTCGAATATAAGGTGAATATTATATCTGAAATGTATCGGCTATTTAAAATACAGGTTGCTGCGGCAGATATTGGATACGGACAAGATATAGTTCAGCATCTGCAGGGACCTGTTGGGTTTGGGGAAAGATTTCTGGGCTGCATAAATAGCGGTACATTAAATAGCACTATATCTTATAAGCCTAAGGAATTGCGTGTCGTTTTAAATAAAGACGCTATGATCGAAGAGGTATTTGCCATGGTAAGAAATGGGAAGATCAAATTCCCAGTAAAAGGTGAATCCTACGACCGAATAGAGTGGTTGATGCAGCACTTTACTTCGATGGAAGTAAAGAAAGTTATGAAGAATGACAATGTATATAACAGGTACGTCAAGGGAGCCATTCAAAATGACGGCTTGATGGCAGCGATATATGCTTTGATTGCGTACAAATTCATAGCAACTAGCGGGTTTAAAGGTAGCGAGGCTAAGTCCAAGGGCCCCGGTTTGCCGCCGCCAATGCTAGCGTATTTACCAAGATTCTGAGGAGAATATTTTAATGAAGAAGCAAGACCAAGATATTTTAAGAAGGGCAGACGAACAGGCTAAGCGGTGGTCCGATGCGGAGCCAAGGGGTAGTGCTGTTGATAAAATGTATTACACTCAGATGCAAAATCAACGAGGCCTTCCTCTAGAGAATACTTCTAGAGTCACTTTGAATAAACAGGCCAGGAACGACACTGCCCTATCGCACCTAAGTCTCGAACGACAAGAGTATCTTAAAGAGGTTAACAATCGTACCGAGGAAAGCCCCAGGCCAAATCTTTCTGTATCCTCTGGTTTAAACAAGACCGCGTCAGTTGGTGGGCAAGCTTCCGGTGGTCGCATGGGCGGCACGTCAAACAGCACTCACGTTGGACCTGAGCCATTCTCACCGCTATTCCTAACTCAGAACATGCAACTCCCGCGCGACCGTTTGACTACGAATGCGTGGAATAGAGCATACTATGAAACGAATCCTATTGTAAGAAATGCAATTAATCTGCATGCAACATATCCGATTTCTAAATTAACAATCAGGTGTGACGATAAGCGTGTGGAGAGATTTTTTCTTGACATGTGCGATCGCATAGACTTAGAGACGGTGGTACAGCAGGCTGCCTTAGAGTTTTGGAAGCTCGGTGAAAAACTAGATGGCGACACCCTCATTACGATGGGGGATGGTGCTAGGATCAAGATTTCTGAAATAAATGTGGGGGATATGGTATTTACCCATGCCGGAAACGTAAAGCGCGTAACGCATGTATTTGCTAAACCTACAAGCGCGGTTGTGGAAACTGAGCTTAAAATACTCAAGATTAGTGCTGCTGGCTTGAAGAACCCGCTTATCATAAGTGGGCGGCACCCCATTCTATCAAAAAATCGAGGGTTCCATATATGCCCTAACGGGTCCTGTAGTGCGAAGGGTATGAGAGTATCGCTTAGTAGCAATAAGTGCTCGAAGTGTAGTACTGTCGGTATTCATAATGTCAATTCTCCTGATTTTATTGAGTCAGCAGAATTAAAGATTGGTGACACGGTTTACTCTTCGCCAGCAGCCGTAAATCTGCCTGCCTCACAGTTTACAGTAAATAGCATAGAGGATATAACGAGCGAGTATGTTTCGCATGTAATGTACGATATCGAAGTAGAGGATGATCATTCCTATGTTGCAAACGGCATATCTGTTCACAATTGCTTTGTGTATGCTTCCTTTGATGAAGCTACGGGCAGCTGGGACCAGCTGTATTTACACAATCCAGACTATATTCAAGTCAGAGCTTCACCGGTTTCTCCAAAAAATACAACAATTCTTTTACGCCCAGATCCTGAACTGAAGAAGATTGTTGAGGGTGCCGAGCCTGAGTATGCAAGGATCAGAGAACAGATCGATCCTAAGATAATAAATCATGTCATTCGCAATGAGATGATTCCACTCGATAACTTCAATATAAGTCATCTGAAGATGCTTAATTCTCCATATGATGTTCGTGGCACATCTGTGATCGTCAGCGTATGGAAAGATCTCATGTTGTATGATAAGTATCGTGAGTGCAAATACATACAGGCTGACAGTATGGTTAATCCAATTACGTTAGTCAAAGTTGGCACCGACGGCGCCGAAGGGTTCTATCCTCGACAGGAAGAGCTGGATGCATGGCGCTCTATCATGGAGCAGGCACAGTTTGATCGCGACTTCAAGATAATAACTCATGGAGCTGTCTCGATTGAGCGTGTGGGTTCTAGTGGAACAATTCTCGACACTGCTGCGGATATAAATCAAATTTTTGAGAATTTATTCACAGGTCTTATGGTACCTCGGTCTCTTTTGACGCAAGAGGGTGCATCCTACGCAACGGCTTCTGTCGCCCTAGATGTTATGCGCCAGCGTTATAATGGATTTAGGACGATGATTGCTAATTGGCTGGAGCGAAAGATATTTGCTCCGATTGCCGAAGTTCAGGGATTTTATGACATCGTTGGTCAGGAAAAGAGGCTTATCGTTCCTAAGGTAGAGTGGAACCATATGACACTCTACGACCTGGATAATTACATTGCGCATTTATCCACACTGGTTGAAAAGAATAAGGTTTCAATACGAACTCTAGATAGAAGCCTGGGTTTAAGCCGGAAGAATGAGATTGCTAATATTCGTCAGGAAATGATTGAACAGTCAATTATGGCTAAGGAGCAGGAGAATTTGTCTAAGATGACACTCTCTCAGCTTAAGAGTCTTAATCCCAATGAGCCAATTCCTGAACCAGCAGACTCTACATCAGGCGGTATGCCAGGCGGCGGATTGCCCGGAGTCCCACCACCTGGAGTTCCAGGAATGCCTGATTTCGGCGGAGGAATGCCTCCGATGCCTGATTTCGGTGGTCTCGGCGGCGGTATGCCTTCATCGGTAGGAGCACCACCTCCGGTCAGCACTGAGCCTCCAGGCGGTGTACCCGGAGCCCCTGTACCTCCCCCAATGTGAGCGTGATCTATGTACTTGCCTAAGAATATATCAGATGTAGACTTCAAATCTTATTTTGGATTTTCAAAAGTCTTAGACTCTATATGGGGCCGTGCGAAGAAGAATCCTGCAGACGCCGCCTTTATGGCCAGAATGAGTTCCACTCTGGCTTTCTGGCGGCAGTCTATTAATAAAATGCGAATATATAGTTCTTCAGAGTTATCCGTTCTGGAGCGTATAAATTTAAATAGAGCATCAAAAGATATAGATTCTCTATTGTACAGGTTACGCAAAATTTCTGGCATTGTGTCTACGAAAATAGGTGGGGCAGAGAATGGAACTAAGTCGGAAGAGAGTGATACTGACGATAGCAAGTAGTGGAACGCTACCCAGCCTGCTTGTACTAGCTAAACGTAAGTATCAGAAGAACTACGTAAAGAAAGTCAAAACTGATTCTGGCGAAGTTCGGGTCTATGATGAAGCGCATGTTAAAAAGCGCTGGAAGCAGAAGATCGATCACCTGAACTCTTTAAAAAAGAACCTGCCTAAGTTGCAAAAAAAATACACACATGACCTTGGATCTGATGATCCGAAGGTGTGTGCTATTGCGGCTGCTGTGGCAATTCTGGATCTGACGGCTATGCGCATTGGCAATGACGGCTCAGTTGATGAGTTTGGTACATTTGGCGCAACAACCCTCAAAAAGAAGCATGTCAAAGTAAGCGGTTCTAAGGTATCTTTTAGCTTTTTGGGCAAGAAACAAGTGGCTCAGAAATTCTCTTTTTCCAATGCAAAGGTTGCCTCCGTAATCAAAGCTCTTCTGGCTGGAAAGAGTGGCAATGACTTCCTCTTCGAATACGACGACGGACACCGTGTCAGAGCCAAGGTTGTAAATCGATACCTTGCTGATTTTGATATTACTGCAAAAGATTTACGTGGGTTTCATGCAAATCGTCTTATGAGAGATGCACTGAAGAAGACTAAAGATTTCGATAAAGCCCTAGACCAGGTTGCTGAAGAAGTTGGTCATGAATCAAAGACTTTGATGAATCAGTATTTAGACCCAGCATTGGTCTCTAAATATAAGAAGGCATCTTCAGATCAATTCTCTATGAATTCATATATCTCAAGCGGCTTGTCGAGGATATTTGGAAAATCACCAGTGCATTCGGTAATCCCTGCTGCAGCACCGGCTGCGGCCCCTGCTCACAATCATGAGCCTGCTCGCGAGCGTAGTGAATCTAAAAATCTTGCTGGCGGGCAAAGAGTAACGTCTCACTTCGGAGACCGCATACATCCTATAACTGGAAAACTGACATTCCATGGCGGAATTGATTTAGCTGCAAAAGTAGGTGATCCGGTATACGCAATTGCTCCAGGAGTAGTTGTCAAAGCAGGTGCCGGTAATAAATCGAGCGGAATAATGATTCATTTAGCTCACGGCCCCAAGAGAAGGACCGAGAGCTTATACCTTCATTTGAGCGAGGTTAGTGTTGGTGCTGGAGATAGCGTGGTGGCAGGACAGATGATCGGTCGAGCTGGCAGAACTGGTGCCGTCACCGGACCTCACTTGCACCTCATCTTAAAGCATAATGGACAATCCATTGATCCGGCTAAATATCTAGAGGGGAAAGTCGTCGTCGGGAAGTAGGTCTTCGGTAATGACTGTAAGGTGCTTTTAAACTTGCTAAAAATAGCAATTCGGTTGTATCTCTTGTTAAGATCGCTGATGCACCTAGTAAAGTAATTTGGCTTGGCAAAACGAAATTGGTTCTATTTTGGAGAGTGTATGAAGTTTAAAAGTGTAATAAATGATTTGTTCGCGAAATTCGCGTCTCTTGATATCGTAATCGAGCCTGAGGAAAGCGTCATACGTGAGGCTGTCAACAAACTAAAAGCTTCTGATTCAAAGTACTTTGATGGTGTGAAGAAAATCGTGGTGGAGCATAACAATCCAAATTCACCATATGTTGGAAAAGCCACCGGCGAGAGTATCATTTATATATCCATTGATGCTATACGAAATCAGCTTAAAGCCGCCGGTGGAGATATTGATCAGCAAGCTCTTGTGAATGAGGTTCTCAAGACGATTGGTCATGAGGTCGCTCATATAAAGGGTGGAATGGCGCCAACTGAAGTTGCTTCCGAGATTGAAGAGGCAAAGCTTGATTCTCAGTTCCCAACTGCAAAAAAAGCATCTTTTTCAAAGATAGCAATATCTGATGTCGAGAGCCAGATAATAATCCTCAACCGTCAGATCTCTGATTTAAAGAAAGAGCTTGGCCTAATTAACAAGAATCATGAGTACTTAGTATCTAGCATGACAGATAGGCGTCGTGCCAAATTGGTTGAAGAAGTGATTCAGCTAACTAAAAAGTATAATCGTGAGGTTGCATTCAATCAAAAGGTTATTGAATCAGGCCGAGCTGGTGCCCCAGAGCGCGAAGCTAAGATGAATGAGTACCTAAAATCTCTTGAAAAAGAAATTCAGGTTGCACAGGCTGAGGTGGATAAGTACCCTGAGGCAAAGCTGCAGCCTGATCGCGAAGAGGCATTCAAGCAAAAGCAGTCTGATTTAAATGCCCAAATTCATACATTATCAGCGCAAAGGGATGCCTTGCTTGCGCAACGAGCTGCTGAGCCCACCAATGAGCCTCTAGTATCTCGCCCCAAAGAAGTAGCGGTCCCCGCTCCTGTTGGAGTTGGCTACGAGCCAGAGAAGTACCGAGCCTTATTCTCTGAGTTGGAACCTAATCTATCTGCATTGGCTGGTGCTTGCAGTAAGTTGTCCAATACCTTAAAAGATGCCCCGGACTTCCTTCGTGGCGAGGCGAAGATAATTCCTCTGCTGAATAAGTATAATGGAATGGTCCTCGACCTTAGCACAAGAGTTACCGCGAAGCTGCGCGCTGTTGATAAAGAGCATAGACTTTGGTCCAAGCTTTCCGTTGAAAAAATACTGGAGAGCGCGCGAGACGGCCTTATCGAGTTTGCTGAATTACTAGTTTCCGGAGATGATTTCATCAAACCACTAACCAACCAAGGCGTTGAGTTAGAGTTTTACAATAGTGCTATTAAGCCAGTTGTTGATGAAATTATACCCATACTCTCGAAGAGTCTCAGCCTTGTTGGCTCTGCTCACAAGAGCATACTGACTGTTCCTGAAGTTTCCAGAAAGGTCAAGACCCCGACATTAGATAATAAGAAGGCTCCAAAGATTCACTCTGTTCGAAATCTCGAACAGATTAAGGATGATTTCAAATCAGAATTCGAAGAGCTTAGCTCGAAACTCGAAGCGGCTATGGGTTTAATTTTAAATCCAGGTGAGCTGGCTCAATTGAAAAAGACTTTTGACACCGTCACTGTTGAGCGAGATAATGCTCAAAAGTCATTCGTGGCAATCAAGAATGAGCGCGAGCAGTTAAAGCTACAGAGAAAAACACCCGAGGTAGTTGCTCGCATGCAAGAGCTTGACTCTGAAGCAAAGGCTCTGACGCCTGTCGTGCTTGCTCTAAAGAAGCAGTATGACGACGCTGAGGCGGGTTATATAGAGGCTTATGCGCGAGGGGTGCAGCCAGGCAGTGAATTAGAGAATGATATAATTAAGCTAATTGCTCCATACTCCAATATAGATAAATTGAGAACGAGAATTAGCACTGTTAAGGAAAAGATTGAGTCGTTCAGCAAGCTTGAGGCGCTGAATGGCGAGCTTGCTGAAAAAACAGCCACCCTGGAGTCTTTGGAAAAATCCCCTGGCGATGCAACTCCTGCTGATATAGAGACATTACGTAATTTGGTATCCAAAGATTTACCGGAGAAGATCCGAGATCTTATGGCAGAACTCGGATTTAGCTCAAAGCCGCATGCCACACCAGCTTACTCGCAGGTCGCCACTGATCTTAAAAAGCACATATCTGCAATCAAGTCGCCATTTGTGGCGAAGGTATTTACTTCAATATCACCAGCTATTATTGGTGGAAGGAGTATTTCAGGGCAAATAGAGCGTTTAGAGACCAGCATCAAGAAGGACCTGGAGGCAGAGGAATCCGCCATCGAGGCTCCTGGCTCCGGTAAGAAGAAGGAACTGCTGTTTACGCCGACTGATGTCGTTGTGAAGCGTGAGAAGATTCAGAAGCTGCGGACTGAGCTTGGCTTTCGATCCAGTCCTGAAATAGTTGGTTTTGTCGGACGTGCCGGTATGATCGCTGATAATGCCCTGCATAAGCAAATGGTAGAGTCATCTACTCTACCTACATCAGCACAAGCTCCCGAATTGCCCAGTGATATACTTGGCGGCAAATTGGTGCTTAAGGGTTATGAGGGTGCAAAGGCTGAGGATAAAATCGTAAGGGATATCTCTAGCGTTGTTAATAAGCACGGCGGAAAGCTGTCGGCTCTTTATAAGGACTACGGCGATCTTGCAAGAGAGCGCGCTGATATTAAAGATAGCTCCAGCATGGCAACTGAGGACAAGGAAGAGGCTGTTGCGGTTATAGATGCCCAAATGAAAAATCTTTTGGATAATAACTTGTTTGCTCAATTTAAATCCGATTTATCAAATACAATAGAATCTATCGTTCAGCATCTTGGATTTGTCGGCGGGGAGGCTATCACTCAGCCTGCTATACGTGAAACGAGACCTCAGAGAGAGCGTGGGACATCTGACGTGCCTGCTCCAGCCGAGGATACGACTCTTATTGGCAAGGACTTCTCCTCCTTACAGAAGGCTATAAGCGATCGTTGGACCGATATAGACCCTCTCGGGAAAGCGCTGCCTGAGGGCATTACGCTCAAAGAGATCGCTCGTGGTTTGTTTGATCCGCGAGGCATCCCGAAAGCCGTCAAAGATAATATGCTTAAGCGGCTGAATTTGCTCGGTCAGGAAGCGACTCATCTGAAGAGTCAGCTCGCTGAGTACGATCGTTCTGATTCTGGCGAAAAACTCACTAAGTATATGGGCCTTATTGATAAAGCTCGGGCTGAGCTTGAGGCTGCAAAATCTAGTGGTGATACGCCTACTGTGAAGAAGCTTGAGCATCGTATAGATGCCATTCAGCAGGGGATCAGCACACTTGAGAGCCGCCGTTCACGACTACTTTCAGCAATCAGGGAAAAGCGCTCTGAGCAGGCAAAGATAAACCAATTCCTCTCAGATCCAGCTAAAGCAATGGCAATGGCTCCTGAAGACCTTGAGAAGCGGCTCGAAGATTTACTTACAGAAGTTGATACTTTAGAGTGGCCAATGCAAACTCTAAGAAATGAGATCTCAAAAATGGAGGAAGATTCCTTTCCTCCAGCTGATATAGCTAGAGAGAAGTCTAAGCTTAAGGAGATGAAGGACCGCAAGGTCAAGGTTGAAAAGGATATTCAATTATTCGATGCTCTTCTTAAGAGATCGCGCTCGCCTGAGATTACCGCGCTTCGTGGCGGAGAAGAGCAGGCGTATACTGGAAAGAGCAAAGATGAGCAGGGTGTCGCTGACGAATCTAAGGTTGTTCAGACTCCATATCGTGAATTCGTTCCATCCGAAGAGGATGCTGCACGAAGGAAGCTCCACTTAGAGAGGGAGCAGGCGGCTAAGGGAGCGGGTACAGCTCAGAAAGAAGAGCGCTATCTTGATGCTCGGAAGATGGAAGAGGCTCGCGTAAAAGCGAAGGAAGAGGCCAGTGCATTCTCCAAGCTCACTCCAGAAGCCCGGACTGAAGCGAAGAAGTCTACTGAGTTTCCAGACCCAAGTAATCCTGTCTTTGAGTTGAAGTCCGTCAATGTTTCAAAGGGTATGAGACGCCTATCCTACGCTGTTAAAAAAGCTCTTCAGCTAAATCCACCAACTACACCGGCGCAGAATGAAGCGGTGAAGGGAGTTTTGGCTGCTCATGAGAATATGGTCGCGGCCCAAAATGCAATACGAATGGTTGACTTTAATATGGTAAAGGGCGCTCAGGAGTCGGCAAAGAAAGAGTCGGAATTGCTCAAGCTACCTAGAGAGGGTATGAATGATGAGGAGATTCTTGAATTTCGTCAAAATGAGGAGTCGCGTCTCGTCAGAGAAGCTCTTCGTCAAAAACAAAAGGCACCAGAGTATCAAGCTCTTTTGGCTCATGCAAAGCAAACTATCGAAGATTTAAAAGCATCGCAGATAAAGAATTACAGAAGCGCACTCGGATCACTGAAGGATGTTGCGGAGCAACGTACTTATGAGGGAGTGGGCACAGTTCCTGGGTACCAGGGTGACCTTGTAGATCCAAGGACCGGAAAGCCTCGTGACAGGCGCTCTTATGAGAAGTCGGAGCCTTTCTTGGGACATACAGATCCGTACATGGTGTTTCTGACTGCAGCGCTCGATGCCGAGACAAAACTGAAGGCTGTGAAAGATGCTATTTCTGAACGTAAGAAGTTAGAGAAAAAGCGGGCTACTGTTTTTGAAAGAGCTAAGGCTATGGGCATCGAGGAATCTCAGGCACAAACTCAGGCAGATGCTGAGTTTGATAGATTGTATGAATCTAACATGCTAAGGCAATTTGTCGAATTAGGTGAGTTTAATGAGATGGTTGACACCATTGATAAGTCCGTGCGCGAAAGCAAATTGCCGGTTGCATTCTTCGATCCTAAAAAAGTCCAGGCAGATCTTCAGGCGCTAAAGAAAGCGCAGGCTAATATGGTTGGAACCTGGGAAGAGTTGAGGCGTCATGTTCAGGTCGCCGAGATTCCAAATCTGACATCATTGTCTTATGATCCAGATAGATTCCCTAAGCATATGGCTATTGAAATGAGCAATAAAACACCTACGCCTCTGCGTGGAACTGCTGATGATACATATGAGACTAATCGCTACATATCTAGAAAGGGGCTGTTGGGTGCTGACAAGCTGTCTGTACTTGAGCAAATGAAGGCCAAGAACTTCCCGAGCGTTCGCCCAGGTGGTAAGGCTAATTCAGATCGTGGAGAGAAGCCTGCGATGACTTCAAAAATTGAGCGCATACCGAGGTCAAATTGAGCAACCTAAATTCATCAAATGAGTTGATTTATGATATATTACATACGGCATCAAAGGTCGCTGCTAAGAATATAGTCATGAAGCTCGTCTCTGAAAATGAGGGAAAGTGCTCTTGTGATCAGCATGATGTGGAAGACCTTCTGGTTGATGAGTTTATGGAAGATTCTCTGCCTATTGATGACGGAAGGTTCGGCTTGGCCGAACCTTTGTCTAAAGCAGCGGCTGAGACCAAGGCTTATTCTGATCCTCTAAATCCACGGGATACGGCAATCACTCTAGTTAGGCTAATTCATCATTTAATGCAGCGTTCTAAGATTCAGAATAGACCTAAGTTTGTTCAAAATATCAGAGAGCACTTGACTGAATTAAATCCATATATGCTATCGAAGAAGAGAAATAATCCGTCTGCCGCAATCGGTGCTGCTATGAATATTATGAAGAATGTTCTGCAATCACAGCCTCCAACAGTGATCAGCTCAATTCTAGGTCAGTTGTACAGGATGTTATGAATAAATTTTCTGCTTCAACATTAGAAGATAGTGGTATAACAGATCCTGTTACGGGTAAGAAAATATTCGTAACAGTTTCTGCCAGGAAGACTTTTAGGGCTGCAAATCAGGGCTCTAAGGTAAGAAATGTTCTTCTGAATACTGCTATAGCAAATGATTTTGCTCGCTCCAAACCGCAAGTTAAGCTATTCCGAGTCCGTGGAGACCCTAATTCTGTCGGGCAAGTGCGTGATAGTGCTAATGGCGGACGGTACATTGCAATTATAACTAGTAATGGTGTTAAAATAGTTCAAGTTGCAGGAGGGGTTCCGAGCCTTACTGGGATGACATTCTCCCAGCAGCCAGTGTCACCAGTACCTGCTCCTGTAAAATTTAGCAGCTCGCAATCGAGCTTCTTTGTAAAGCATGCTTCTGAGAACTTGGCTAATGCTCTCAATATGCAGTGCGAGGATATTGAGTCAATTTGCGAGTTGCTCTCTGAGCGCACTGGTGTAAGCTCTGATAAAATCCTTCGTCAAATTGCTGAGCATGATAATTTGCCAGAAATAAAGATAATTCTTAAGTCAATTGTAAATAGGGATATGGCTTCTGATGACGGGGTATTTGCCCCCGTCGGGCCTACACCAACTATCGTACACCCGTTTAGAGATATATCCACAGCACTGCCGTCATCAAATATGGCCATGTCATCACCTATCATGGAACCCTAGTTCTATCAATAGACTTGCAGAACAGTATTAGTAGCTAAATAGGATTCTTTTTTGAAAATAGCAGTTCCAATATACTCTATTAAAATAAGCCCTCCGGAAATGGAGCAGGCTAAGGCTGTGCGTACCTCATTAAAGGATGTAATACTTTCATTAGATAAGATTACAGATTCTCTTGATGAATTTAGTAAAGTAATGTCCGAGGTTGTTAATCCTGAGGACTTACTAAAATTACGAAAAGAGTTGGTAGCATATCGCCACAAGGTTCAGAATGATTTGAATGACTTCCTTACATTGGTTGAGCAATCTCTCAGTGAGTGGAATAGGATGATTTCAGATAGCAATTTCGATGCCATGCGCAGAGCTTATGTTGAAGATATTCGTAAGATACGAGATTCATCTATTGAATTTTTGGAGAAGATGCGTAATCCCGCAGACCCAAAATTCTTACAGGATGTTCCACAGGATGTAAATAGTATCATTGCAGCCAAGAAATCCTTGCATGAGATTGTTTCAGTTCAATTATTTCAAAAGATAGATAGGGATATTTTAGGTAGAATCAAAATCGGTTCTAAGATTAAAAATATCTAAATGTGGTGATTTATGGGTTTTATTAAATATTCCGTTGTAGAAATCGGCATTGAGGAAAGCGTTCCTGGCTGGATTAAAAAATCGCAGGCTGCTGAGGGAGTAGTTACTACTTCTGATGATAAAGTTACTGAGCCTGCTAATATAAAAATAGAAGGTCAGGAAGAAAGTTCAGACAAGGATAAGTGAATGGCTATCAAAAAGATTGCTTTCAGCGATCAAATTCATATTTCTAATATCGTGTCGCCCGCAGACGTTGAGGGCGAGCGCGAGATAGTAGCTCGTTTCAAGACAATAATAGCCTCCCTTCGTGAAGAGCAGGACCGTGTGAAAGTCGGAACTAAGCTCGCCCCTAAGATGGAGGATTTTCTTTATTGTCATGCAATCCAGATGCATGCTGCTGAGGCAAACCTAGTCGATGAGCTGGGCGGCGAGTTTCGGAAGAATGCGCGTGGAGAGCCTGTTCGCGGACACTTTGAGTCTGTTCATGACACTAAAGGGTCGGCCTCTGTAAAATGGGTTTCGCCAGACGGCGTACAACTCTACAAAAATCAGAATGGCGACATCTTCCCAGAAGAAGACCTTGTAAAATCACACAAGGACTGGGTCGGCAAGCCATTGTGCAAAGATCATATCAGTAGCACGGTGGATGGTATTCGCGGAATAATCGTGGATACTTTTTACGAGCCCAAGTTTAAGCGCGTGCACGCCTTGTTTGCTCTAGATAAAAAGAATTACCCTGATTTGGCCAGAAAGGTCGAAGCTGGGTATGCAACCAATGTCTCAATGGGTACGGCGGTGGGTAGGTCCATATGCACAGAGTGCGCTAATGTCGCCACCACAGAAGCCGAATACTGCCATCACGTTAAATCAAAGGCTAATTATGGCGAGATTAATAAAGATCTCAAGCCTATAGAATTGTCCATAGTTGTTACAGGCGCAGACCCCCGTGCAAAGGTTCGTACAGTGCTGGCGAGTTTCAATAATTATTTCATACAAAAAGCAGCGGCGCTTTCAGATGAAGTTGTTAGCGAATCCGCAGATCTGGCTAGAACACTCTCGGTGAGTGAAGTTATTGACATACTTGGAACCCTTAGCCAGGAAAGCCCGAAATTCAAACAGATTATGGAGCATGTAGCTTCAATGAAGACTGTTGGGCTTCGCGAGCTAGCTTTAAAGCTCAAGTCTCTGAAAGACCCTTCTATGACCTCTATAAAGGATGCGGTTGCTGAATTGCTTGCAGAGAGGTATATGAATTCCGAAGTTTCAGATATAGATATTAGTTCCGTCGGTCGTCCAACAGGTACTGCCACTCAGCCTGATTTGGGCACTCTCGGAGCAACGGGCCATGATATGGCCGGTGAAAGTTTAAACAATGAAATTGGCCAGGATCCAACTTCACTTGTAGACAAAAACGTAGGGGTTACAAGAACTCTTCCGGATCCTAGTAGTGGTATAGCAACGGCGTCAGTTACATCACCAAATTTTTCAGGTGAGACAGATACTGATTCCAAAACAAATTCTTTGCACAACAGATTTGCAATGTTAAAGAATAAGGAGATTCCAATGAATTTTGCAGAGTTACGTAAGCGCGCTGAAGCGCGTAAACAGGCATATCACCAGGGCACGGAAGACCCCACCAAGGTTCTTCCATACGACAAGATGGGTGATGCCGATAAGGTTCGCGATACTCAAGATAAACAAATGACTGGCAAGGAGCTGGATACGTCTGGCGACATCCCAGCAGAAGATGCCAAGAAGAAAGAGTTGGTTCAGCGTGCTTCCTTGGAAGATCGCCGGGCTAAGCGCGCAAAACTTCTAGCTTCCCTTACAAAGGAAGCCAATACTCCTCCAGGTGCGGTCGTTGAGAAGACTGATGCCAAAGGACAGAAGGTGATGGTGCAAACCAAGCCTGATGGAACCCAGGAAGTCTTGAAGGCCGATGACCAAGAGTCTTTGGTTGAGAAGAAGGCTTATTGGCAGGGGACGGAAGAGCCAACCCCAGGTAAGACAAAGTATCCTCTGATGGGCGACTCTCACGAGTCAATGCGCGCGAAGGATAAGCATCTGAATGGTGTGGTCGAGACTGGTTCTAGCGGTCTATTTCCTGGCGACGAGGCTACCAAGCGTGGTCTACAGCGCGCAGCCGGTCTTCGTGCTCAATTAGTCAAGAGCGCAACTCCTGGCAAGAGCGCCTGGAAGATCTTTGCTGGCAGCAAGCCAGTTCTCACGGTCAAGGCTTCTGGAGCATATGAAGTTGGTCTTACAGATTCAGTTGATGGAACTGCTCACCTGTCACAGGACGGAAAGGATCTTACCGCTGATGAATTCTTCAAGACAGAAGCTTATGCAAAAGAGCTTATGAAACTAATTCGTTCTGCTGGTCTTGAAAAAGCAGCAGAAGAGCTTGGCGGAGAGATGGCTGCCCCGGCTGCCCCAACTCCAGCCCCCGAGGCTCCGGTTGCTGCTGATGAAAAGGATGGCGATTCTGATAAGATCTCCGAAGCCCTTTCGTCTATCGAGTCTGCAGTTGAAGAGATTCGTGATGCCGCAAAGGTCGAAGACCTTAAGCAGGTTGACGTTGCTGTCGAAAGCTCCCCCGGTGCACCCGTGGTTATGGCTTCCTTCAGAACACAGCTGCTGAAAGTGCAGGCTGCTTTGTCCGAAAGTGCTGATGAACTCAGTGCTCTTTCCGACGTATCAGCACCTGCCTCGGTAGTCGATGAGGCTGTATCCGATGCATTCGTTGTTGCAAATGCAGCTTCCGATCTCCTTGATAAGATTGCTGCCAAGAAGAAGGTTGATAAGAAGAAGACCAAGAAGGAAGATTCCAAGTTCCCGTTTAAGTTCAAGATGAAGAAGAAGGTTAAGGACGAAGATGAGGATGAAGAGGAAGACGAGAAAGAGGATAAGGACGACTCCAAGAAGAAGAAAGTGAAGAAAGCAGGCCTTGCTCTTGGCGAACTTCTTGCTGCTAGAGCGGCTCGTCGTGAAACCCTTGTTGCCAAGGCCCTTGCTGAGGTTGACGGTGGAGAGTGGGAAGAGCCTACTAGCCCAGAGATTCCATCAAAGATGGACACTCTAGAGGATGACGCCCTTGCTGTTACCGAAGAATTGGATCCAGTTCTCGAACTCGAACAAGCTCTCGAAGCCTGGGATACTGAAGATACATTCATGAATGCTTCTGATAAGGGTGATGTTTCCGGTCCTCTTGATAAGGATGAAGAGGAAGAGGTTGCTGACATTGCCGATAAGGAAGTGGATAAGCACGAGAAGGATATGCATGCTGAAGATGGTCTTATGAGCCGCAAAGCTTGGAGACAGTCACTCTTGAGGAAGGTTGCCGGAGAATGGCAGTCCACCTACGAAGAGACTCGTAAGGGTCCAGGTCCAGATGTTAGCGTTGACGCTAAGGTCTCGGATAAGCTCAATAAGGTTGAGACTCTTGCTGAGGTTAAGGATGCTATGCTTGACGTTGCTCGTTCTGAGCCAAGAAACGTGCGTATGGCCGCAGAGACTCTTAATCAAATGATTCGTGCTGGCGCGATAAAGTCCACCCAGCTTGATGAATTGGTTGCTAAGGGAGCTGTAGACTCCGAAGCTGCTAAGTATTGGAAGGAATTCTTTGGACAGGTTGATGGCGGTCGCGAGTTTGCCGATGGTCTGACAAAAGAATTCAAGCAGGCGAAGGCTGGTCTTGAAGTGAAGGCATCCGGTGAGGAAGAGCAGGCGAAGCTTATGCGCGCTTACAATCTCGCACTAGAGGCTCAGGAACGCAACATGATTTCCAAATCACGCGCGGAACTCCATAGATTTGCTTCAAACCTGGTTAAGCTTCCAAATGAACAGTTCGATGCAATGAAGAATATGATTGGTCAAACTAGAAAGTCTGATGATCGTGTCAAAACAGCAGCTCCGGTTGCTGGAATGAATTACGACCGCGAACAGCCTCAGCTGGTGGCAAATGCCTCCGACCTGAGTGTCGATAGCTTGGCTAAACTCTTTCTCTGAATAGTTTAGTAGGCGGGGCTCCGGTTAACTTCGGGGCCCCGCCTTGTTTTAAGCGCACACTACCTTTGACGTTGTGCGGTTGTATATTTAAAGCGCTGAGGCAATTTAAAGTACAAGGTGATTAAATGTTAAGAATTATACAGTCTGGAAATGCACGAGCAATCTCTTACCCTGGCGATCCAAATGCGACATTTGAGCCCGGTATGATTGCTCAGTTCAAAGTGATCGGAAATGACCATATCCTGGGTGTTTCCGATGGACGAGCGCCATTCGGTATTATAGATGATATTCGGACAACTGCGTTTACAGCCCCTGTAAACGATGAACTTGTTATCATTCCTGGAGTACCATCCTTTGATGGATACCAATGGATAAATTCAATGGATACGTCAAAAGAACTATACAATGCCGGTATTGTCTCTAGTTCTTTCGTATCCGATTATGAAGGCCTGAAGCTAAATCCGATAAATGGGATACTGCGAGCCCCTGCGGGCACCGTCCTCAATTATGCATCGGATGGATCTGCAACACCCAATTCTGTAAGAACCCGTGTAAAATATGTATACTCAGTTCCGAATATAGCGGGAGAGGATACTACGGTCGGATCTGGAAGGATAACTGTATGGTGGTCTCGTGGTATATTCCAAACGGACCAATATGAAATGACTGCATATAGCGTTAATGCGACCTTGTTTGTAAGCTCCCGTGGGAAGATTACAACAGAACAAACTATGCCGGATCAGCCTGGCGTTGCTATGTGCATCGTCCCGCCGACGGCACATAATCCATTCTTAGAATTTATTTGGCTGTGAGGTTTATATGATTTTTGATCATGATGATGGAAATTGGAAGAATAGCGAAGTTGCAAGAAATCTTATGGAAATCCTCGCCTCTGCAGAAGTGAATGCTCCCGCAGAAGAGCCTGTGGCTGAAGTTCCATTTAATTATGATAGCAGCGATTTGGTTGCTACTGCCAAGAATCATTTAGGCCTTTTTTACAAAGAAAGCTCATCTCTAATAATAATTAATGAATTGAACAAGGTCGCTTCTGAAGCTGTGAATAGACCCAGTGTTGCACTTGAGCTTGAGCTAGCTATAGAAGATATTAAAAGTTTGTTCGACTAGGAGTTATTATGTACCGTATAAAATCAGACGAGAGCGAAGTCCTGGACTCATTTTTTGCAAAAGCTATGTCAGACAATATGCTTGAGAAAACTGCAGAGAAGCTTTATCCCGATTTCGACATTTCAGCCCCCAAGAAGAATGACCTTCAGGATCTAGTGGTAGTTGCATCCGCAGACAATCGCCTCTATGGCTTGCCTGGTGATACCGGCGAGCAGATGGTAGGAAAAGCTCATCCCGGTGGAGGCGTTGCTATTGAATTAGATAACAATGCTCCTCGCGATAAGGACCTTGCTAAAGTAGAGACAATCGTAGAGCGAGCCAAGGTTATGCGTGAAGTTGCAGAGAGCAAACCGACTGGAAAGATGGTTCTGGCTAAAGCGGTTGCAAAGCTTATTTCGATTGCTAATTTACTAGAAGATAATGGCGAGTCAGCTCTTGCAGCAGAACTAGACCTTGAAATATCTAAGCTAGCTGAAGATTTTAATCAATCACCGGCTGATGGCAATTATGGAACAGAGATGTCCATGAACAAGGCACCAGTAAAACAGAAGGACCTTGGACGGTGGGTGTCCGAAGGTGAGCCAGGGCCATTTGCCGAATCGACTCCGGTTGCAAAGCCAGAGCTGACGGACGAGGTTAAAAAGGCTCAAGCTCTCAAAACAAAAAATACACAATTAATTCAGCTGCTCAATGAACTTCGCAAAGCAGAAGGTCTTGCTCCATTAGCAGCATCTCCACTGGCCGGTATTGTGACGAAAGAAGTTCAGAGTGAACTCGCTCGCAGTGTTAGCGGTGGATACTCGAATTGGGGAGAGCTTTTTGGCCACATACGAGGCCGTATAGCTGATGCCAAGAGTGCTCCCGCACAAGGTGCAGGAGTCGACCCAGAGGCTCTCAGAATGCAAGAGAGCCCCTCTGGAGCCCCATTGAGCGGACCAGACCTATCTTCATTATTTGACCACCAGCTCCCGGAGAGCGGCGGTGATGCCGCTGGACCCACAGCTCCTACTTCGAGGTTTTGATTATGAGCCACACCAGAGTAACTTCCCTTCCAACCGCTGAGGATTTGAACCGCGAGGCTCACCCTGGTGGAGGAACATGGGTAACTGATGCTACTAATGAAGGTCTGGTCGAAGACCTTTTTCAAGCACATTTAAAAAACATTGATATGGCTACTAAATCAGCTGTCGTCAAACGATTGGCAGAGTTAGCTGATCGCCTTGATAGTCTAAATGCGGTTTATTCTGCATCAAAGGTAGATCTTCTTCTCAAAAAAATTGCTGATAATGTTTCCGTGGAAGATATCCTGACGGAATCAAAGCAGACTGTTTCTTCAAATCTAGCTGTTTTGAAGAAATTTCTAGAGGGTGTTCGGGCTCATACAACACTAGGGGATGTAATTACACTAGGGCTTGGCTCAAGCACTAAAGATATGTTGGTTGACAATCTGACTCGTCAGCTGGATATGATTTCTACTTTTGTACTTAATGAAAAGCTTCCCTCCGCACTTCAGCTTGCTCAGATACTAGTCTCGGAACAGTCAATGACCGGAGACGCTCTTACTACTGCATGGGGCGGAGACATTGACATTGAAGAGATAATGAGCCCTGCGGAAGTCGAATCCTATAAAAATCTTATGGGTGAGATAATAGCAGCTCTTAGCAAAATGGTGAGTGCTGTCGCACCTGCACCTCAGAGAGAGCGTACTGAATCTACGAAAAGTTTGGAGTATGGGGCTCTTGTGGAGAATATTTTCAAACGCTTTGATGATATCGATCGTGAGACCGATGGTTTATCAGCTACAGACCCTGAGAGATTTAAGCGAATAGATGCACTTTTTTCAAAAATACCAGCCATTCAGAATGGTAGCCTTGCGGCAAATATTGATTGGCATCACGATAATTTAGATGCTAATTCAAAGTCCAGCGACGAGGCTCTTAGTCGACATATTCGACAGTTAACTAAAATGAATGAGGTTCTTAAGTTGGCTGAAAGCGCAATGGAGACCGAGTAATGGGTGCGCTTAGAAATAAGGTGAGGAAAACTGCTCCGCCAGCAGTTCGTGAGCGCAGCGATAAGGCTCCAGAAGTCCAGCAGACCATGCTGGACAATAATGTTGCTCTATTGCAAAAATGGTTGCTGGAGACATTCCCTGATACACCAATCGCTGATCTAGGTGGCCAGTATGGCATTTATGATAAAGTGACTCATCAGGCTGTCGAAAATGCAGCTAATGTAATGAGAATGAAGGGTGTTGCTGCCGATGGTCGGGAGACTGGTGCTTATCCCGGTGGGGCAATAGCAGCTATCGAAGCACTTGCTGCTAGCCGCTATGAGCAGATAAAGAAAGAGCCTCAGATTATACTCAATACTGTTCTTAGACTTCAACAAGTGTACCCGAAAATATCGAGCACTCCAGAAAAGAAGCGTTATAGTCCTGATTATAAAATCAATATAGATGGCAAGGATATGATGTTGCCATTAGCATTGGTTTATAATCAAGGATATCCGATGTATCAAGCTATACTTGAGCAGAATGGGCTTATCAAAATGAGCGCTCCTTTGGCAGACCGTCTAGAGAGGCTCGCGAGCATATATCAACAGATAATGGCATCACTCCCACAGGGCGATCCAGATTATGTAACTATAAGAAATGTAGTTACATTGGCCGACACAGACCTGCGAAATGCGTGGAATAAAGTCGCTGGGGGCGGTGGTACAGGTAGCGGTGAGCTGTTTATAGCAGCACTTACCGGAATAGTTCCTGATCTGAATAAAGCATCTGATGAGCAGAAGACTCAGATAATAAATCACATATTTTATACATACCCGACGGCAAGAAAGTTCATAGAGGGACCTCCTCCAACTCTTGCATCTAGACTGCTTAACTCTAATGAGTTTATGAATGTAAATCATTCGCTGGCTGAAACTGTTGTGACAAAACTTCGTGAATGGGGGCTGCGCCGATGATTGATAAGAATGCAGACATTTTTGAAGGTAAAATTCCAGAATTCATACAGGATATGATTTGGGATGATGAGCACGGCTTTTTCGAGAATTCTCTTGGCTTGGGGGCAATTGGGATCGGTTTTGTATCCGGCCCATTAGCAATTTTAAATGTCGTTGCTGGAATACTCGGCATTGGCGTTAATGATTTTGGAAGACGTATAGATCAAGCGCTTGCTGGAAAGCCTATCGATTCTATTGACCCTAAAGGCGAAGCTCAGCGTATAGTTGATAAGTACTTTCCAGAAATAGAGGCGAAGAGTCATATAAGACTGCTTGAGCGTGTAATTATTGCTGCGAAACCTGCTCCGGCAGATATTGATTTCGGCGATGCACCTGCGCCAAAGAAACCCTCTGCGATCAAATTTGAGGCAGGACAGCCCAGTTCTGTAGTTAAAAAGCCAGCAATACGATTTGATGCCGGTCAGCCACAACGCGAAGCCCCGGCTCCTCCCACTAAAAATGATGGCTTAAAATCGAAAGAGCCTTCATCTGCAAGGAAGCCCGGTAGTTTTGACGAAGCGATGGCTAGAGCCAGGGCTAATGTTGGCGATTCTGCTATTGCAGATGATTCTGGTGCTAAGGCAAAAAAGCCTAAGTCGCAGAAGATAGAGGAACAAGAAAATAAGGCTGCTAAAAATATCGAGGTGCTGAGAGAGAAGAGTCGCCTGGATGCGGAACGCAGACAATCTGATTTCTCGCATGCTGCCGAGCTTAAAAAGCTCGATGCTGATGCAGATGCAAAATCTCACGCTATGAAGCTCGATTATGAAGAAGCTCATCGCAAAGCAAAGACTGCAGAATACGATTCGGATCGTAGAGCTATGGAACACCAATTGTCTGTGAAATCAAAGATTGAAATGCAGATGTTGAGAGATAAGCAGATCTTAGAGTTTAATAAACAGCTATTGTTAGGAGAGATCACTCCGGAGCAGCACAGCTTGCTATCCAGCTCCATTAAGAATGAGCCGATTTCGAAAAAGGATCTAGATGTCCTGAAGAAGACCCTCTCTCAAAAAGAGCAGGCTGCTCTTAAGCGTAGACTGCAAGAGGGTCGTAAAATAAACGACGAGGCTTTGCGCAATATAAAGTTGCGCGGGAGTCTTGAGGCTAGAAATGCCAGACTCTTGGCTTCGGCTAAATCTGGGAATCCAGGAATACTTAGTCTTTTTAAAGGTAAGATTGGGAAGGCTGGACTGGTAGCTGCCATTGCTATGATTATATTTGCTGGTCTGAAAATGATTGGTGACAAGAGCAAGGATAGAACTGCGATAGTTCCGACTCAGAGAACAGAGCAAGTGTCACGTAGGCCGTCTACTGACCTGGAATCAGATTTGGGACTCACGTCAGGAGATATTCCTTCAGGAGCGAAGCAGGGCCCTTCGCGGTCTTTGCAGCGGTCTGATAGTGCCGGTCATAAAGTTAACAAAAAATTAAAAAGCATCTTTGGTGAATAATATGAATTTAAGAATTGATGAAGTCATGGGCGCATACGCAAACATACTCAATGGTACGGAACCATCTAAAACACCTGAAATGTTATGGCATGCAAATGTTGACTTTTCAGAGCCACGGCTTGATCTGGTAGTTGATCAGATTTCCATGGAAACCAATGCAATTGTAACGGCATCTGATAATAGCAAAGAACTTATATCAGAAAAGGGCAGCCCATTTGATAACATAGAAGACATGATTGAAAAGGCACATCCCAAACCCGTATATATAGCGGATGCCATGGGCGATGGTGGTCTGGTTGAGAATCAAAACGAGCTTCAGTCAAAGATCATTAGCATTGTAAATCGATATCCTTCAGGCACGAATCTGCACAGGACCGCTTTTGTTCTAGAGAGCCTGCTGAAAATAGCAGAAGGATTGGATACATCTGGCGATCATGAATCGGCATTGATTATAGATTCTTTTGCGGAAGAATTATCCTCAAGCTTAAAAAAAAAGTCTAGCTTAAATAAGCACGCATTTTGGCCGCTGGTCGGAGCTGCTGTAGCTGGGATTCTAGCCTTGCTGGGTGGAAGCGGGGTGGCATGGCACGCATACAAAGGGCGGCATGAGAATCTACTTCTAGATATCTCAAAGGTCATAGGCAACATCGAATCGTGGAAAGATCAGAACGAATACGCTAGCATTCGTGGACCTGCGGACGATCTGCATAAATCTGCTATAGAAATGCAGTCTTCTGCTGAAAATTTAATGAACGAGATTAAGGCGTATACTGCCCCTGACGGAGCCATCACGTCGTCGAGAAATCAATTAGAAGAGGCGATGAATGATCTCCTTGTTAAGCATGACGATTATAAATCACGATTTACCTTGATCACGGAGTCACTTGCTCACGGATCCTTTTTTATACTATTGAAGTCGTACACTGATAATGTGGATAAAGATATTAAACTCTTAATCGATGGCCTGGTTCAAGCTGGGAATTCTCGTCACCAAGGCGATCAATTTGACTCTCCGGAAATGGAGAAAGCAGTTGTCACTCCTGCTGCTGAAGCTGAAACAGCCCCTACACCAAAGACACCACTATCTTTAGATGAAACTAAAAAAGTTCAGTCATTTATAAATCAGGCATATAAACCAATAGGATATCTAACTGGAGTAGTTGATGAGACTTGGTATGCTGGTTTAAAATCCATGGTAAGTGATATCAAGAAGCGATTAGCTAATTCTGTTATGGTACAGGACTCAGACGAGAAATCTGCAGCTGAGGCTGTTGCTGGATTTAGCATATCTGATATTGTACAAATGAATAATGATGGAACATATTCTATGGTTGCAAATGTAAAACAAATATATGAGTTATTTAACTTTGTTGATGATGCAGAGAATGCAGCTGAAGCATTAACTAATTCTAAAATTATGAAGCCTCACGAGAGTTTGCTGCACTGAACTACTAATAGAACTCATTTAGAGTGAGTTGTTTTTTTCGAACCTAATCTCTTAGCTTCGGTCGAAACAAAATTTTTACAAAGGATACTACAATGGCACTTTTTCCTCTTCAACACAGCATGCAGTCCCTGGGTCAGTTCGACCTTCTGGACACCGAATTAGCTTCGATCACTGGTGGCGAAGTTATGATGCTTACTTCCGTCGCTAACGCAAACTCTTCAACTGAAAAGGGCGCTGCGGACACCCTCGACGGCTATCTCTATGATGGTTCCGTCACGGTTCAGAATCGCGTAGTTGCTAAGCGCGCTACCGTTACTGGCGATATCAATACGATGCTTTGCCTTGCAGACGACGGTCTTGCTGGTTACGGCACCTCATTCGGCGAGACCATCGGGTCTTCAGTCGGTATGGCTACGACCGGAACCAATCTCGGACCTCACTCCGCAGCTGGCTCTGGCAAAGTTACTCTCTGGAATCTTCCAGGGCTTTATGAAGTCACGGTTAGCTCGCTAGCTTCTGACTTCGTATCCACGCTTCCAGGAGCCGGCCTTGTTCCAGGTGGCACCAGCCTGGGCTTTAATGCTACCGGCAAGTTGTCTCACACAGCTTGCTCTGGCGCTGTGGCAAACTCCGGTGTTGCTATGTTCGTTGAATTTGCAGGCAGCTCTTCGCTGGTTACAACTTCAGCTAAGCTGCTTGGAGCAACTACTCTTGCGACGCTTTATACCCGCGCAGTTGTAGCTTTCCACGCTGGTCACGGTACCCGCGCACTCTGATAGCTCTTAAGGACGGGGGTAATTCCCCGTCCTTATTATACCTCGATGCATTTTGATGCTACATACGGGCAAACCGTAATCGCGGTTTTTGTACGAGCCTCCAGGGAAGTATGGAAATTTTAGGTAAGAGAAAGTAAAAACTATATCTACAGGAGATATTTATATATGACAAATGGTCTTTTTAATAGCAAGGGTGAGATGAATGCAACTTCGGTTGCTGATGCAGTCTCAAATCTTGCCAAGTACGCAAGTGTTATCCAGAATCACATGAGTTCCAGCCAGAATCTCGCTGGCCGTCCATCCTACACTGAACAGCAGAAGGATGACATGGTCAAGCGCGCTCTTCAAACGACCGAAGGCAAGATTGCTCTCGGTCAGGCCATGGCTCTACCTATCCGTCGCAACTTGGATTACCAGGGTGTTGCTCGTCGCGCACTCGTGGTCGATCCGCTTCCAAATGGCGCTCTCGCCGTTTACGACCGTGATATCGATGTGGCCGCTGTTGTCGTTTCCGCCAATGGTTCCGCTCCCGAGTCACAGGTTCGTGGTGACCGTGTGAACGTTCCTGAATTCGAAATCGTTTCGAATCCAGTTGTGCGTATTCGCGAAGTCAAGATGCGCAGATTCAACGTTATTGACCGTGCCGTGCAGAAGGCTCGTCAGGAAATTCAGGCCCAGGAAGATGCAAACGTCTTCGCAGCCCTCGACTTTGCTGGTGACGCTGCTCTCGGTGGCGAGAACACCGCTCAGGACATCATAGATGGTGGTTTGACCCGTCGCGACCTCGTTGAGATCGCAACTCAGGTTGATCGCTGGGACCTCGTAACCACGAAGTTCTTCATGAACATCTTTGAGTTCAATGACATCCGCCTGTGGTCTTCACAGAACGGCGCTGGCGTTGCCGATGTTGACCCTGTCACTCATCGCGAAATCCTGCAGACCGGACTTTATGCCCGCATCTTCGGTGCTGATATCATCGTGAGCAAGATCGTTACCCCCGGTACCGTCTTCGCTGCTGCTGATGCCGAATTCGTTGGTGTGATGCCAGTTCGTCAGGACATCGAGATCCTGCCAGCCGATGAGCCTAAGCGCCTGATGTTAGGATGGGTGGTGTCGGAGATCATCGGGATTGGTGTGGTTAATCCACGCGGAGTTGCCGTAGGTCGTAAGTCGGTCTCCGTCGGAGTCTGAGATTACCGATAAGTAGTTGAAAATGCGGGGGTTTTTCAACCCCCGCATTTTCTTTGTGGAGCAACGCTGGCTTGATTATATACTTCACGTCTGCTGATTGTTACTAGCCGCTACTCGCAACATGATTGGCGTATACCGAATCCATAACACTATTTCAAACCACTCTTACATAGGTTCATCGAACAATATAAAGTCTCGATGGCTAGGGCACCGAAGAGACCTTCGGTTAGGGAATCACCATTCTAGATACCTTCAGTTTGCATGGAATAAATATGGGGAAGAAGCGTTTGCTTTCGAAGTTGTTGAATGTTGTGAATTACCACAACTAATGAGCCTAGAACAATCTTATATTGATACCACTGGACCAGAGTATAATATATCTAAGAATGTTGGGCTACCAAACCCACCGCCAAATAGACCAATAGTTCGAACTGATATGAATACTGGTGAATCGACGGTATTTGCCACGCGAGACTTAGCCGCCTTAGATGGCGGATTTAATGAAGGAAGCATAACCGCCTGTTGTCACGGTCATGCAGCAAGTCATCGTGGATATTTTTGGAAATTTGTTGATGGTACAACACCTGAGTTTGTAACAAGCAGACTTACTGACAGTATTGTTCGGAGCAATTTGGATGGCTATAGTAGCTGTATCTTCTTGAAAATAGCAGATGCAGTCACCGGTACACCCGGATCGACATACAGCGGTATACACGGTTGCTGCAACTTACAGCAACAATCTCACTGTAATTATTTATGGAAATTCATAAATCCTGCCGAGATTGCGGATCTTAGAATTGAGAAGGTGGACCGTAGACCCACTACTCGCAATAGATTAGTCAGAAGAATTTCAATCGCAGATGGATCCATACTTCTATATGAGAAAATTTCTGATGTATCACTTGATGGATATTCGATTGGAAATGTTACATTGTGTTGTGAGGAAAAGCGCAATGCCCATAAAGGGTTTTTTTGGGAGTGGGCTGATCGAACTGATTATCAAACTCATAAGGTACATAATCGTAGCAAGGGCATCATAGTCGGTACCTCAGTAGAGACCGGTGAGAGTAAGGAGTACCTGGATACTGCATCCGTTTTAGTGGATGGCTTTAGTCCCGGTAAGGTTTCGCTTTGCGTTATAGGTCGTAGAAAAAGTCATAAAGGATATACATGGAAAAGACTGTAATTTGCCCTATTTGTAATCAATCTTGGGCGCATCTCGCACAGCATTTGCAAAAAAGGCATCGTGATGAGTATTCTAGGAATGAGCAGCTGTGCGTCACTCTGTATAGATCCGGCCTTACTGTTGAGCGCATTGCTGCTCACCCTGATGTTGTTTTCAATAATAAAATGACTGTAAATCGGGTTTTGCGGAGATTTCTAGATCCTACAATTATAGAGCAGGCTCGCAGAGAGCGGGCAGCTAGCACTCTTAGTCGTCAGGGGCGAGTACGCAAGGTATTAAAAGAAGCGCAGGCGATCAGTACTCAGTCCGCGACTGGTGGCAGCGTCTTGTCCGCTCTCAGTCAGCTGGTGGCCCTCAATTCCGAGCACATCAATTACTTGCGTCAATTTGCGGAGGATGTTGGATTCGAATTAAATCTTAATACTGGCGTGCTATCTAGTGGTCCTATGCAGATTTTGGTAATTCCTAATTCAAAATTATATTCTGAGTACAAGCTTCTAGCGCTAGATTTTTATGCAAGCATGCCTGAGGGGCATCGCTCCCTAATAATTTTTCTCGATGAACTAATCGAGAAGCGCGAGCTTATAAAGTCTATGATTGTTGCCAAATCGGGCGGCGCAGACTTGGTTCGTGTGGCAGCAAGAAAGTGTGAGATTGTTGCCTTACACAGTCGTGTAGCTAAAACATTTTTTAATCAGAATCATATATCAGGGCATGTATTGGGCGAATTATATCTAGGGCTGCAGTATAATGGCGAGGTAGTTTCCGCTATATCTATGCGTCGACCATTCACCAACAAATACCCTAATACAATAGAGATTGCCAGGTTTGCAGTTAAAAGTGGATGCGCGGTACAAGGTGGGTTTAGCAGACTATTGTCAGCTGTTAAAGATAGGCTTGATGCCAGATATAGTAAAATACTATCGTATTGCGATCTACGTTATGGCAATGGCAATGTTTATAATGTCGCCGGATTTTCTGAGGTAGGGTGTACCAAACCGGACTATTGCTATACTGATGGAACTTCTAGATATCATAGATTTAAGTACAGGGCTAGCGGTGCTACGAGTGAGCGCGAGGTAGCAGAGTTAGCGGGGGTACATAGGATGTACGGCGTGGGATCCAAGATTTTCGAGTTGCCACTCTGCTAGCTATACTAATATTTTGACATACCATTATCTT